AGATCAGAGGGCGGGCCATATGACCCGTGGCCAGTGGGGGTACCGCCGGTCTACTCTGTCTACACCGCTACCTCACGGTGAGGTTGAGGAGCATGAGGAAGACCGGGGCCCGGAGTTCGTCAACGTCGAAGGCTTCGTGTCGGATAAGTGACACTTTCATTATTGACACTTGAGGGATAATGTTTAGAGATTACAAGAACGCCCGGGCTTTCAAGAAGGTCCAGGAGACAGTCGCTGACGGAGACATCGTCTGCGGCACTTATTCGGACGACGGAGACCCTTTGTATTTCACTGCCCCCAGAGAATCCTCAGAGGAGGAGATACGGGACCGGGCGTTTACCGCCCGCAACGGCCGACCCCTGTCACGGGTGGAACGCCACCTGTTGGAGTTGGCGACGGCACGATCAGCGGATAGGGGGGCACAGGACTAATGTTGGAGGTTGACAAACTCCCAAGCATGTACAGCGCCTGGCGGCAGCGGTACACGGAACGTGATCTGAGGATCGACGTTATAGACCGCACCGTCAGGGGAGACTTCGATGAGTTCGACCCGGACGAGGAGAACGTGACTTCACGTTCACCGAACATGATCCAGGTCGCATTGGAAGATACCGCCGAAGCGGCGTCGGTGATCCCAACCATCCGGGTGCAGCCCTCCAAGGCTACTCAGACAGCGAAGAAGACGGCTGCCCGCATGGAGCGGGTGGCTACGTCGTACATGCAGGCGAACGGTATCGACCTGCTGATCCCACGGGCCGTCATGGATATGGCCGCCTACGGGTACAGCGTCTGGTCAGTGAGCCCCGACTTTGAGCAGCGAATGCCGCTGATTGAACGTCGTGACCCCCGAACCTGTTACCCGGAACCAGGGTTCCACCCGGGTGACGCTGTCCGCAAGGTGATGTTCGGAAGGGAGGTCTACTATTCGCAGTTACCGCCGGATTACCAGACCATTTTGGCCGAGTTTGTCGGGAATAATGGTTTGGGTGTAGTGGACGAGAACACGAAGGTTGTGCTGGTCGAATACTACGACGAGCATGAATATCTACTGTGCGGCATGTACCAGGGCAACCATGACACCTTCCACCGCTTTAGTTCCGGCGACTATGCGCTCTACCCGGTCGAACTGGAACGGATCCCGAACCCCTTAGGGGTATGCCCCGTTGTTATCGGGTCAAGGATCACCCTGGATGGTGAGTTCCGTGGCCAGTTCGACCAGGTAGTAGGCCTCCTGGAGGCTCATATCCGGTTGATGGGAATGGTGTTGGACTACGCAGACCAGGCGGTCTATTCCGACATCTTTGTCAAGGATCTGATCGGTGAGATGCCCTACGGCGGTGGGGCGTACATTGAGTTGGGGCCTCAGGGCGCTATTGGGCGTGTCCCCCCGGCGGTTTCGTCGCTGAACGTCCAGGCCGATATGTCCCAGTTGATGGATGGCATCCACCTGGGTGGCCGTTGGCCGAAGTCACGCCCGGGTGAAATCGACCAGGCCATCGCATCAGCGAAGTTCCTGGAGTCATCCGTGGGGATGATGAATACCGCTATCCGCACCTACCACCAGATCCTCCAATCGAAACTGGAGAAGGCCCTACGAATCGCCTGCATGGTCGACAAGGAGTATTTCCCTGGTGAGAAGACTGCTGGCGGGATACTCAGGAACCAGGAGTTCCTGGAGGAATACGATCCAAGCAAAGATATTGACATGTCCAACCGGTTGCGGGTGGAGTATGGCTTGGGGATGGGCAGAGACCCGGCCCAGTCGGCGGTGCTTCACATCCAATACAGCCAGAACGAGTTCGTGTCCAAAGAGTTCGTGCAGGAGAACCTGGACGGGCTCACTGATGTGGCCAGGGAACAGGCCAGGATCGACACGGAGAAGTTCCGTGCCATGGCCCTGGCGAAACTACTCCAAGGCTTGGAACAGGGAGTGATCCCCGACTCTGCCTTGGTGGAGATTGCCCGGGCTCGCCTCCAGGGCGGAGATTTGTTCGATCTGTTTGAGGAGTGGGTAGTGAAGCCACAGGAGGAACAGATGAACCAGATGCTTCCGTCGATGGCTGGACCGGGTCTTCAGGCAGGGGCCCCGATGGGTCCGGGTGGTCCTCCGGGCGGTGGTCCCGGTGGCCCGCCGATGCTGGGGCCAGGCCCGCCACAGCCGCCGGAAGGGTCAAGCCTGCTCGCCCGTATGGGCGTACCGGCAGGTCCGGGCGGAATGATCGGGGCGGAAGTCCGTGGCTGATCCCACCTCTCTTGACAAGACACCGACTCAGAACCAGTCGCTGAACAAACCGGAGGGTGGCACCTACGGGGAGAAGGCTGAGGTTGACCGGCTGAAGAAGGCGTTGCCGTCCAGCCCTGGCCCCGCTGGCCCCCAGCAGGCTCCTCCGCAGCCCCGGCCCCGGGCCGCACGTCCCGTGCCAGCCTCCATTGCCCCGCCGACTCCGGCAGGACCGACAGGGGTGCCCGATGCTCTTATGCACCCTGGGTCCCGCCCAATGGTTACCGGTCAACCAGACGGTCCTGCCCAACCGTCGGTGGCGAACATTTCCCAGGCACGAATCGCTCTATTGGATGCTCTCCAGTCCAGCCAAGAGGTTTCCCCTGAAACCCGGGAATGGGCAGGAATCATGTTGGAGATGATGCTAGATGCCTCACGCTCCTGAGCATGTTGAGGTAGACCCAGCAGAACCCGTCCAGGAACTCCCGGACAGGGAAAAACTGCTGGAGACATATGCCCGTGACCCCGTAGAGGGGGTGTACAAGACGGTTTCCATGTTCATGCCGCCGTGGATGGCAGGCGGAGACACCAGCCGACTCAACTTGGCGGACACCGCCCGGACAATGGTGGAGTTCACCCCCGTGGTCGGGGATTACATGGATCTTCGCCAGGGCACCAACCTTGGCAACGACATGGACCCGTTGGAGCGGGGTCTGGCGATCTTCGCAGGCCTGGGGTTCGTGGGCGCTGGGGCCCATTTCGGCAGGCAGGCTTACACCGGTCTTCGGGAACAGTACAAGCAGCAGGTAGAGGACATCTACGCCCAGGGCGGAATGGCCCAAGCCGCTGTGAGGATGGAGTTGCCCGGCCTGGAGGAGGCCCGCCGTGACGAGGCCCGGCGTTTGGCCAAAACCAAAGTGTCCGGCACGATATACCGGGACAACGAGACACGCTTGGCGTTCGTTCATGGTCTCGCTGCTCAACGGTGGCGGCAGATAGCGGTTGCTCCGACGATGGAAGCGTTGACCGAAGGCCTGTGGGGGGAAACTGGTCAACTGAAATCTGATTTCGACGGCAACGAGTATTACGTCCCGGATGAAATCACCACCGTCCACATGGACGATATGGGTCCTGGCAGCGGCAGTAGGGCAGCGTTCACAGATTTCGTGCTTGGGGTGGGGAGGCACATCATTTCTTTGGGGGGGTTTACGCCGGAAAGTTACCAGGGGGCTGGGACAGACCTGGCGGAACTGTACGACCCGATTGCCACATCGTCCGAATCGTGGTCGTCGGGGATGGACAAAGACCTCTTTGAGGCTTCCTTATACGGGCTATCTATGTTCACACAAGCCATGGACCTGGGCCTGTTGGCCGGAAGGGAACTGAAACAGACCGGGGCACTTTTGGACAGTGGGGGACTATTCAACTTTGGTCCTACAGCCGAACACATGGCAGTAGCCGCAAAGAACAGTGCGGTTGCCCAACGCCAGATAGCACAAATGGCTTCTCTGGTGGGCCGGTACAGCGCCCCGGATCTGCAACTAGACCCGACGATGGGCTGGTCGGCCTTCTACGAAACAGAAGACGGGCGCATTATCGGGTCAAGAGAACGCCACGGCCAGTTCCTTCCCACTTCCCGCTATGTGGACGTGGAAGGCAATCGGATTCTGGACCCGGACGGGCTAGACGATGCCATGTCCAGACTGGATTTGGACACGGTGGTCCCAGAGATGATCATGTCTTTGTTGGCACTGGTCGACGGCCAGGCCGAGGTCGTGGTTCAGCAACGCCACCGGGATGCGGGGAAACAGTGGTACCCGCAGATGGGCCAGTTGATCGACGCCATCGCTGAACGGTTCAGTCTCAAACGGCACCAGGTAGCAGCGGCACTTTCCGCCTTTTCTCCACGCAACAAGTGGGACCCGGACAACATCAACCAGGCGATCATGGCCGCAATGGATTTCCACAACAAGGGTGTCGAACTAACCAAGGAACAGAGACTCGCTGTTGTGAACGAAATCCGTGTGGGGGCGGGTTACGCCCCAGTGGCCGAAACTGGTGCTTTGGGTATGGGGAGCCCCCGGGCCAAGGCCGCCTCAATCTTTGAGGGGGAATCCCCGATCAAAGTCCTACGGATGTTGAAGACCCTGTCGTTTATGCACAACGGCTTGTGGCCTACGGGGAACGCTGCGACGAGCCCGTTTGGTATGAGTGTGATAACTGGGGATGTTCACCATTACCGGGCACTAATGGGATTCTTCCACGCTGTAGAGGCTCCCTGGTTCGCCCAAGTCGACATACCAAAGCAGTCATTCAGTGGAGCAGATTACCACTCCAACCTTGGACAGGAAATCATCGGCAGGCTGGTGGCTTCCGGTGAAATCTCCTCCACGGAAGCCATGGAGATGGGGGGAAGAAGCGGGGGTTTGGAAGTCGGACAAGGGGTCCCGACCATGCACGCCGAAAAAATATATGACGCTGCCGTGAGAGCAACCACCATTGTGGCGGACATGCTTGGTATGACCCCCGCACAACTACAGGCCACGGTTTGGCAACCGGTCCAGGAGGCCGGACCAAAAATGGTTCGGGGGAGAACGTCGGTTTGGAATGATTCCATCCTGAAGATCCTGGAGGGCCGCAGCCCCCTGGCTTCTTCAATGATCACCGAACTAGGGGGATTGGACAGCACCCTGATCGACCCGAACCAGGTGATGGTCGACGTGATCAGGAGCCATTCCCGCAACAAGACAGACAACGCTGAGGGGATATTTCTCATAACGACACTGAACGGGGTTCGGGCCTACGCAGACCCGGCTTTGCCAGGTGTGACGGACATGATGAGAACAGCCCGTCCTATCGACGCCAGACCGGTCGTTATGACTGCTCGCCCCAGCAGGGATGTTGCTCCGACAGCCTCCCCCACCAACCCGGTTCGTTGGGTCGCCCGTGAAGCCCGCCGGGTGAGGAGTCTCCCGGCAATGCAACGCCTGCTTGCCTCTGATTCTCCTTCCGGCGAGTTTCGTACAATGAGCGAACCGACAACCCATGCGTTCCCGGACGTTCACTCTCCCGGCAACTACATGGTGGTCGAAGTGTCCCATGAGAGGGCCAGCGAGGTCGCAGACCTGCTGCAAGGGGGGATGACACCGCTGGATGTGACTCAGGTGCCGTTGTCGTTCAATGCGGCGACCCCCACCAACGCACCCTTGGGTCGTGCCGAAGTCGAATATCTGATGGGCACCAAGGAGGCAAACAATCCCCTCCTCACCCATAGTTGGGTGACGCTCCCCTACGACCCCTCTCTTGGTAGGGCTGTGAAATCCTTAGGGTACGGATACCCGGTCGAATCGTATGTCCAGGATGCGGATGGTTCGTCCCGTCGGACCTACACGGTGTTCGGGATGACAGCCCGACAGGTCCAGAAGGTGGCGCAAGATTTCGGTGTCCAGAAGATGTGGACAGCGGAGGGAGAATACGATTTCGCCAACGACCTGTTCATCCCCGCAGAGCAGGGGGTAACCGTGGATGGCGGCACGGAGGGAACGCAGATGGGTTTGGTGCTGAATGACAGCACCCTGTCAACAGAGTTCACTGTTGATTACCAGGTTGACGAAGCGGTGCCGTTGGACGTCGGCCCGACAACAGAGTCTGGTGCAGGACAAGGTAGACGGACCCAGTTGATTGTCGACTTTGGCCCGAACGCCGACCCGGCGGTTACCACTTCGTCATGGCAGGCCATGGAAGCATCAGATGCTGTTCTCAGCATCGCCGGTTACTGGCATGGCGAGTTGTGGGCCCACCCGGACAGTGTGCGGGCAGGCGAATACTCCTACACCGATGGTGACCGGAGGATGACCCATCGGGCACGGCACAGCGACCATCAGATAATCGACCCGAACTATCACACGGTCTGGGTGTCCGAGGCGGAGACATTACGCATGGACCCCACACACGGTCGGTTGCCGAACACGCAGATCACTCACGACGTGGTCGTCACTGACCGGTTCGGGGACAGCACGGTGGAACTGGATTCCTCAGCGAGGATGACTACCACCCCTGGTCTTCGCCTGGAGGTGGACTCTGCGAATATCTTGAAGTCGAAAGTGGAGGGAGAGCAGATCGGGGTGTTGTCTGTGGTCACCAACCCTGAAACACAGATGCCGGTCATAATCGTGGGGGAAGACGCCGCTGTCCTCCAGGGCCACCCGCTGTGGGCTGGCCTTTCCGCTGCCGGGAATCACCCAGCGATATGGCATGTGACCGGCCAGGGTCGAATCAACAAGGTGACTAACGACAGTCTCCCGATCCCTGAGGGGTACGAGTTTGTTTACGACTTCAGTGACCGGGTCAAAATACCAGAGGTGAACTGGGGTGGCCGGGCGACGGCCGCCCAGCGTGAAGCGAGAACGAAAGCAGAACGTGAGAAGTACCGGATGCAGGAGGAGGCCAAAGCATCCGGGCTGCTCCCCATGAAATCCGGCGAGGCGGTGGGCATGGCATCCAGCGACATTGCCGCCCACATACAGCAGGCAGCCACCGGATACCAGCATGATCCGACAAAGTCGTTCAGCCAGGGCGTCAAAGAAACCACGCAGCCAGAGTTCTCACTAGCGGACCCGGTCCTGTACGACCCGGCAAACATGGCGGAAATCGGAGATGTGTTCCGTGCCATTGAGGTTCTACGCCAGTTCGGCGTGTCCCCCACACAACTCTCCACGGCCATCAAAGGGCATCCCCTGGGGACCGCCATGGATGGTCAAATATCTCCCGTCCCATACGCCTTGTACCACCAGGCGGGCAAAGACCCCAACATTCGTTACCACAGTTTCGTGAAACAAAAGAACGAGTTGGACAACATGTTTGTCGACTACCACAACCAGTCGGGGAATCTCCCGGCGTACTGGTATGACGCTCTTGGGGAAGGCACCGGGGGTAGGTATCTTTCCAGTTCAGAACAAGCCAAGAAGAAAGGGGAAGACCTGGACCTTGGCCGTCAAGAGTTCTTCAGGGCAGCCGCTAAAGAACTGATCCCCGACCTGAGCATCTGGCCCGACGACCCGGTTGCCGTAATCGCTGGTTACGGCAGCGTGCCGTTCGCCCCGCAACGAGACATTGTTCTGCAAGGGTTGGGGGCTCTGGGGGCTCTCACGGAACGGCCGGGCCACCAAACACCCAGCGCCCTCAGGGATCTCCCTGGTGTGGCGAGGTTCCGGGAGGCTCACGGGGGAATGGTGTTCCCGGGCGTTGTTCGCCTTCTTGGCACCATCGGCTTTGGGGCGACCAGTGGCCGGACCCAGGCCGAGGATTGGGCTGGTACATACCATCCGCCGTCCTGGCAGCGCATGGTGGCAAAGAGCCCCCAAACCGCTGACCAGCAAATCTATGACAGAATCCCGGATCCATCAGGGAGGTCGGCAATAGCGGGGATGACAACCTGGCCTGCCCACGGCATCCACATAACGGTTGGTTCCATGGCCCGTCAGGCCGGAGGCCAGTCGGCTTACGACACGATGTGGCGTATCCGATGGGGAGACAGTCTGGCCAGGATGCAGCGGGGGGACACAGAAATGTCCCTAGAGATGGCCGGTACCACCTTGACGATGTTCCATGAGTTCGGTCACGCATCCCACGGTGCGGCGGTCCAACTGGATCGTGGGCACCTGGTGCGGGAACAACTGTCCAGGATCATTTCCGAACACGGCGGACCAGCAGCGGTAACCGAACAGTTGAGTACCTACGCTGCTACCACCTGGATAGAAGTTATTTCGGAATCGTTCTCGCTTGTGTTTGGCACGGCGAACGCCTCACCGATGGCTAACGATGTGGTCGAAATGATGTGGCGCATACTGTACGACATGGATTATGTCCATGCCCTGGAGGCCGAAAGCCGCCAACCAGTAGACCCATGGGCCGGGGGTTTCGGGCCTTCGCCAAGGATCCCGTTCTGGAATCGGAGCCTGATGACCTGGGATATGGTCCAGCAGGAGGACCGGGCCAGGAAGTATGAACAGGACGTAGTTGACTTCGGAGTGTCAAAGGGGCGTTACGGGTACCAGGTGACCCTGTTGGAACACCTCCAACTGGCGGCGAAGAAGGGGCAGTACCTAAACATGCCGCTGAAGTCAAAGACCAGCGGCCTGGAGAACGACTGATGCCCGAGATGAGCATTTGCCATATGTGTAAACATTGGCGGCCCGGCATCGGTCACCCCGACGGCAAGCAGACCTGTGCGGCGTACCCCATGGGGATACCCCAACCTATTTGGGAGGGGGCCCAGAACCATTTTCAGCAGGTGCAGGGGGACGGGGGTATCGTGTTTGAGCCCCGACCGGAGATAACCCCTGAGCAGGTTGAGGAGTTCATGCTCGCCCAGGAAGCGATGATTCAATGAGCCTTGCCCTGATCGACCGGAATATCCAGACGCTTCGACACATCGACGGGTCGTGGAGTCTGCCTGAGATCCCTGATGAGGTCCGGTTGGACTTGGCGACGATGCCGGGGGTCGGGCCAGCAGATATTGAAAGTTTGCTTTACGGGATGGAAAGCGAACTAGAGGTTGCTCAGGCCCCGATCCCGCAGCAGATCGACGTTCAAGATGTCGACATTGCCCAAATAGATTTCCAAACGGAAGGGCAACCAGACCCCGAACCCATGCGGGAGTCCCTGACTCGTTGGTATGGGGGGGCGCTAATGGGCGGCCAGGGCCGCCCTCAGGTCTTGGACCCTGACGCTGTCCGGTTGTGGAAAGCGGAGGCTGTCCGCAAGGGGTATTTGGAACTGACACCTGAGCAGATGGGGGACCCCCGCTGGTACCCGGAATACAACGTGGTGAATCGTCGCATGGCGTCAGACCGGTTGACAAGCGGGTTCACGGGCGGGCGTGAGGGGGCTCTGAGCATAGAGGAAACCGCCAACATCTTCGACAACTTCGCACCGTCAGGGCTGATGCGAGCCATGACAGAGTGGGACCTGGCGTGGGACTACGGCAAGATCGGCCACGAATGGGGCGACTGGGTTCCGAAATACAAGCGGCTCCTGTACCACCTCCAGGCAATCCCCTTTGTACCGGATGTCATGGACCCGAAGAAAGACCCTTCGCCGGATGGCACCGACGGCGGTTACGCCTCCTGGAAGACCCCCATAGCGTTGCTTGATGCCATGACGGGGCCGATAGACGATGTCGCTTTGCCGGTGTTGAACTGGCTAGTGATTATCGGTGGTTTGGCCGGAGTCAGCGTGGGTGTTGGAGGGTTGCTGGTCGGAGCAAGGGCGATGGAAGCCACCGGCCTATTCCGAGCCCAGCAGGCAACGAGGCAGGCCCTGGGCCCGGTGGGTCGGGCGTTTATTACAGACCAGCCATTCGTGGGGGCTCCCGGACTGAGGGGGCCTACCGCCTTCACGGCTGGTCGTGGATCCGGTGCGACCCGGTTGACTGACTTCGGCAAGCCCTCCAGCATTTCCGGTTGGGCGACAGGCGCAATGGGCAAATCGACACGTTTCGGTGGCCGGATGGCCCCACCAGCCCAGGCGGCCGGTCGTGGGATGCAGGCCTGGAGAAACACCAGAGCAGTCCAGGCAGCCAAGTTGGCCAACCAGCAGTTGGTGCTACGCCCCGGCCTGATAGCCAGGGGCGAGTTGGCGACCGGTCACGGCGGAGACATGCCTGGCGAAGGAGGCTGGTCTCTCAACGAGGTCGGCATCATAAATGATCTCCGCCATCAGTACGGGTACTTTATGAACCCGGACGGGTCGATCAACAAAACCAACTTCCTGGGGGATGTTGCCTACGACATCCTGTTCACCCCATACACGATCTTTGAGCCTGGCACCATCAAGTCGGTGATGCGAGGGTTCCGCCTGATCGGCCATCAGGGCGTCAGGGCGGCCTCAGCGGCATTCCCGTTTGTCCGCCGCCGGTTCGCAGCGTTCGGAGAAACGGGTGGTCGGGCCACCAACGCCATGTACGGCTCCATGGCTGATTACCTGAAGCGCAACCCCAACGGGGACGAGCGGTTCCCCCAGATGTCGAAGGACTTTGAGAAGACTGCCAAGGAAACCAGCCTGGACAATGCCTTTGCTGAACATTTCTTCGCCGGGGACAAAGCATCGTGGGGGAAAGCGAAACTGTGGCACTTCTACACCCTGGGTATCGAACATGCCGCCAGGCAGGCGGCCCGACTTGTGGGGGTGGAGCCACACGAATGGCAGCCGCTGTACAAGGCAATAGAAAACAAGTTGTACGCACAAACCCACGCCCTGGACCCGCATGACGCCATGGAATACCTCGCTCATGTGTCCCGGGATGCCACGAAGGCAACAGTCGTCGGGGCCAAGAGCGACGCTGACGCTGTCGGCATCGTGCGCCGCCAGTTGCTTGAACAGACCCTGGAATCACCGCAGATAACGGCCCTCAGGGGAACATCTGTTGGTAAGGGGTATGTCCGTTTAGTGGAGGAAATGGACCCGGAAAGCGGCTGGACGTATTGGAGGAAGTTGCGGGACGGTGAAACCCCTGCCGGTGGTGCCAGGATCACAGACGTAAACATTGAGGAGTTGGCCGCTGGCCGGGGCACCAGCCTTGACGAGGCCAGGCGTTTCCTGGACGACCCGTTGGAGGAAGGGGTGCAGGGCCTGGTTCTTCCCCCGGGGTTTGAGGGGGCGAACCGGACGTTCACCTGGGCTGATTTGGCGGCGGGCAAGGGACGACGGTGGGACCCGGCGAAGATCAAGATGTTCTGGGACCCTGAGGTTATTACTGAAGGTAAGAAGTACCGGGGGATTGTTCACAACCACAACGACGCCAGGGACGCCACCATTGCGGACGTAATCAACAATCTGGAATCTGGCAGCCCGGCGTTGTCGGAAGCGATGCACGCCCGAATCCCGAGTGTCTCAGGGCTCCCTGCCCAGACCCCCCGTGTGCATGGAGCCTTCGGTGACCTCCCGGCGGTGACGGAGGGTTTGACCGACGATGTCTTGGAGCGGTTGACGAACTGGACGGCGTTTGAGCAGGCATCCACTGAACTGCATGACGCTGTGTCCCGTGGCGGCCTGATGGACGCCCTGTACGAGAAGGCCTTGTCGGAGAGTGGCCGTCGACTCAACTTGTTCCCGTTCTCTAAGGACTACGCCACTGGCCGACGTACCCCCGCCCCCTATGGGGGTCATTTGTTGGGGTATGCGGTTGACAGCATCGACTACAACTATGTGACCTGGCTCAACCAAGGCATGTATAAGCCACTGGTGCGGTCTATTGACCCTGGCCAGGGCCGGATCACGTTGGCCCGGTTGGGTGCTTTAGTCAAACAGGAGGCGATTGAGTTCGCCGGGCAGGTCATCTACCGGGCGAAACTCCTGAAAGGAGTCAAGGATCTTCGCCTCCAGCCGTATTGGGATGATCTTGTTACTGAGGCTGGACGTTTCGTGCAGTCCACGCCTATCGAAAGTGTCAAGCAGGGAACGATCAAAGAATGGCTGGATGACCTGATCAAGAGGGGGATGCTCAAGACGACGAGTCCTACCGGTATCCATGATGAAGCCAAGGCCAGGATTCGACGCCTGGTGGAATATGCGATGCGTAACGGAAAGAACCTGGACGACCTGGAAGCGACGCTCATAGACGAACTGGGCCAGTGGGCACTTCGCCCGGAGTGGGTGAACAGGTTTCGCCTGGATCCAATACTGGTCGACGGCGGCGGGGACCTTGTCAAGGTGGCCCGCAAGCGGGCACTTGAGTTGCAGAAAGCGGCGTCCAGGATGGCTGCGAAGATAGACCCGGAAAGCCTTCCCGCCTATTTGGTGAAGCACCTGGAGGACCAGGGTTATATGGCTGTTCACGGTGTGGAGTTCGCTGATCCTCGCCGGTTGGGGAGACTGATCCCTGAACTGGACATGGACACCCAGTTCATAAATAACAAGTTGACGCTGGGGTTGAGCAGGCAGAACCCGTATTGGCTTTCCACGCTTCGCATGCGAACCGCCAAGTCGGCTTTGGCTGGGCACTTGGCGGAGGCTTTCCGCCGGTTGGGCAAGTTGGAGATTGGCGAATACACCGACGAGGCGGTCAAGGGGGTACGGGTTGAAGCGTCTGGCAGGTTGACGGCTACTAGGGGCATTCGGGAGGAGTTCCAGGGCGGTGACCCCAACAGCGGAGCCGTGACTGATTTGATCAAGTTCCTGAATGGTGTCGTCCGGTCCATAAATGAAAAGAACATGGCGATCCTGGACGAGATGGGTTATGGATACCGGATGGCTGCTCCCGTGGAGGGGATCTCGTCAAAACTCAAGTTGTCTAGGACCCCGTATTCGGTGCCGGACCTGTCGATGTTGCCGTACAACAGGGTTAGAGAAGCCCTCGTTGATGGCGGCAACTACTCCGAAGACGAGTTTCGGGCTATCTGGAATGCTCTGAAGGCTTCCCGGAAGTTGGAGGGAGGGTCAACCGTCCGGGGCCTGGCCCAGATGGAGGATTACCTGCGTTCCAAGAACACGGCGACAAGCGTCCTGACCGTCCTCAGCCGTCACGAAGCGGGCCGTTTCCTGACCCCTGGGAAGTTCCGACACGGGGCGGTCTCTAGGGGGCTCCCGTTTGTGACTGGTTTCACAGGGTCTGCTGGTGCGGCGATTGACTCACAGGACCGGCACCCGGAAGACAGCAAGTGGGGTGGCAGATTCAGGTCGTTCGCTGCGGGGACTGTCGGGTTCATGGTGGGTCGGAGCGCAGGGAACATGGCTTTGAGGGGTGGGCTGAAAGCCCGACCGGTGATGAACCAGGTCGCTGACCTGGATGTTCTGAGAGAGAAGGGGTTCCTGAAGACATGGAGGCCGGGAGGCCCGGCTTGGAGAAGCCCGAACGATGTCTTCAACTACACCGATTGGCAGCGGTACGCCCACCTGAGCGATTTCGGTGCCAACATGCGGGACTACTTCCGGTTCAGCCTGAACCCGGTGTTCGACATCAGCCGTTATGTGGAAGGGATGGTCCTGTCCCAGGTCGTCGGAGCGGACGTTGCCAAGGGCTTGAAGTTGAACCAGGGCCCGAAGTCATACCAGAAGATGATGGCCCGGCGGATCAGGACCGCCAACCCGGGAATGGATCTCAAGTCGGCTCAGGCACATGCGAGAGAGGAATGGAAGCGGGTTCGTTCCGCTTTCATGGATGTCGCCAGGGGCAGGGGCGACTTCCAGTGGGAGAACATCGAAAACATGAGCCAATGGTTTACATCCGTTGGCATCATGGGTTTCTCTCCGCAGAACTGGATGGCGTCCACCTTTGGGCAACTCCTGGAAGCAGGGCTCGACGCTGAGAAGGCTTACGAAATATCAAGGAAGACCTACACCTACGGGATGACTGGCCGGTCGGCTGTGGAGCAGTCGGTCAACTTCCTCTGGTTCCCGTTCTCATTCATGAAGAAGACCGTCGGCCACTTTGCCGAATGGATGGGCAGCGACCTGAGCCGGGGCGTGCTACTCCACGACATGGTCAAGGCCTACGAACTGGTGGACGAACGGTACGACCTGCACGACCGGTGGAGGGAGTACCTGCCGATCTTGGAGAAGATCCGTCGGATCAACCTGTTTGGTTACGGCTTGTCTCCCGGCGAGTTCGGCGGCATGAACGCCCCGCTCATCAGGGGTGTATGGCACAACCCGCTGTCAGAGATGATTGGCGGATCGGTGCGTGGTACAGCCAAGTTGGTGGGGGCTGTCGATGACTTGGACGTGTTCAAGGATCCGATTGTTGCGTTCCTGATGCCTCAGGCCTTGTCGGCTCCACCCGATGCCGATGAGGGCTGGTGGGACGACGTTCAGACTCTGATCAAACGGGTGTTCCCACTTCTCAGCGATTTCCGCCACTTGTTGGAAGACACCATGCAGCAGATGCAGGTGCTGGGTCGGGTACCGATGGAACAGGCCAGCATGCACGACGAGGCCCAGATACAGAACGCCTGGGAGGAGATGTCCACATGGAAGGCTGAAATAGTCGACGCCCTACTGGACCGGGGCACTTCCTGGGAGCAGTTCAACAGGAGAACGTACACCTACCGGGGCAAGACAATGACGGGCTCTGAGTTCGTTGACGAAAAGGAAGTCGAACTCCTACAGAAGTACCCGGCGTGGGGGGCTAGTCAGACCGGCGGTGCCAACCAAAGAATGCGGGACCTGGAACTACAGGTTCGGATCGCCCATCCGACGATTCCTGGGGACGTAGCGGCTGCCTCCTTCGATGTTTTCGACAAGACAATGAAGGCTTGGTTGAAGACGCAGGACAGCAACACGGTGAACCCGTTGTTCATGCCCCCGGAGGTTCATTCGGTAATGCGTGCGAGGGCAAGTGAACTGGTTGCTGAGGCCCCCGACTTTCTGCCAATATATAATCGCATCTGGTCCCACATCTACGGGCCAGTCACCAGGGAGGTGAGGTAGTGGCACCAACGGAACCAACGGCCACTGAGCAACTGAACGCCATGATGGCTGCGACCCTGGGTGGCGGCAGCAGCGGTTTGCTGTTCAGTCTGGACTGGCGGAACCTTGGCGACTATTCAACCAGGGTCTACTCCCCGTATGAGGAACCCAGTGCCGACGGCACGGGGTTTCAACCCCCGGCAGAAGAAGGGGAGGAGGTCGAAGAAGAACCAACGGCGAGCGACTGGGAAGACGCCCAGTCCTACATCCACGACTTGGCGATCACCGCCTACGAACTACTGGAACACGGCGTTTACAAGAGCGCCCAGGCCTGGATGTTGGACGAGAACGGTAACCCCATCCACCCGGACGACTGGGACTGGGGCGACCGGCTGGAGGAAGGGGACCCTGGCATCCACGCCGGAAGGTTCATCCAATGGTGGAACGACATCCAACAGGTGCCTGCCTGGACGAACTTTATCAAGACGACTGCGTTCGATTTCTCAGGAGTCCTGGTTGATGGCGTGTCGATGCGTCAGGACTTCATCACTGTCGGCCCACCGGACAACCCCACGGGCATTTTCCAGACAGTCAAGGTCAACGGTCTCATAGAGAAGTACGGCATCGACAGTCGCCATTTGGAGGGCCGGGACGGTTGGGGGCTGTTGCAGTTGGCGGCTGAGACCAAACTTCCGTTGCATCTCATATTTGACATTGCCACGTCAACCGACTGGGCGGAGACCTTCAAGCCTGTCGAGGGGGTGGACCCGGGACGGCAACGGAACAGGGAGAGAAACCTGGTTCACAGGGCGGTGAACAGGTTCAACAATGCGATGACAGACGGTGTCGCCGGGGTAAAGAACTACATGGTCGCCAAGGTGTATGCGTTGGGTAGCAACGAGTTGGCTTTGAGAATGGTCGGTTTGGATGGCGGATCTGTGGACGCACAGATGACGGCTGAGGAAATGAACGAGATCCAATCCATCCTGGGCCCCGACTGGTATTCACGGTTGGAGGCCGCACCGGAGTCCGGTGCGAAAGACATGGTCGCAGCGTCGGCTTGGCAGGACTATGAGAACGACTGGTCGACGTTGACCGGGCCGGTCACTGTCCCTGGGGAATCCATGAGGGAAGCGGCCAGGACATTGGCTACGTCGTGGCGGATTCGGCCTTTGAGCGATGACGAACTAAACAACTTGATCAACGATTTCGGGGAGGCTGTGAGGACCAGTAACCTGTATCCCGATGTGTGGGGCACCGGGGAGCGGGGCGGTGTCCGTTCAGCACCAAACGAGCAGGTGGCGGTGATGCGGTCCTTGCGGGCGTCGCCCGACTATAAGCGCCTTTATGGGAACATGCCTACCGGTATGGGGGAGGAGCAGTACGCCGGTCAGATGGCTGGGGCGTCCACCGACCTGATGGGTAATGAGAGTCGGATCGCCACGGAGGCGGGCATGGAGTCTGGGGACAGGACGTTGGCACAGCAGGTGGCGTTGACTGATCCGTCTGCCAGGGGTGGCACCTACTATCGGCGTCTGTCTGCGATGAGGAGGGCGTTCAAGTGAATCTTCAGGAACGGATCAGGTTCGCCAAGCAGGTTCTGCGGGAACTGGGGGCACCTGACTCTCGCAACAACTTGGTGATTTTGCTTACTTGGATGGCTGGTGAGTCCTCCCCGGACGATGAGAAGCAAGCCAGTTTCAACCCGTTGAGTACCACAAAGTTGGTAGGTCGCACCGACACCGATCCAGGCGATGACTACGAATACACCGACCGTGCTGGCCGGGTGGACGCCAGTCTGGCTGCGGGCATGTCGTTCTATAACGACTTGGGTGGCACCGTTGGGGTAATGAACTACGACAACTGGGATCAAGGCGTAGCAATGACTGTTGCGACGCTGCGGGATGGAGACTTTGATCCGATAGAACAGATACTTCTCCAGGGCTCTACTACGTTGGAGGACTTCAACCAGGACTCTGCGGTCCAGGGAGCGTTGACTATCTGGTCTAAGGGAGGGTACTCCGCTGGCCTGAAAGCCGACCCAGAGCAACACGGCATCCTCACCGCCCTGGACGGTGACCTGACGGGTGCCCAGCCCGCCATGACCTTTGAGGATGCCCTCACTGCGGCAACATCTACAATCCCTGCGGCCCCTACGGGCGTCACGGAGCAGGGGGCAACTGTGCCGGGCATTTGGCCCTTTGGCTCTGTGTCTGATGGCCCGGTGTCTACCGATATAAAGCCGGGGTTCATCGTCCAGGTCACACCGCAGGATGAGTGGGTGAGCGGGCAGCACTACACCCCATCCCCAACCTTCTACTACGTTCAGCCGACCAACTCCACCACCTCCGGGGAAGGGCCGTCAGTTTTCTGGCGAATAGAAGGAATGGACGCAGACCAGATCGCTGAGATTGTTGAGGGGAACGACAACTACGGGGAGACCCAGAACTGGGACCGGGCCACATGGGCTGCAATGGTCGCCCACACCTTCACGGATGGTGTTGGTACTGAGTGGCAGATGTGGCGGCCTAGTGCTGCGACCGTAGACGCCCAGGGTCTTGGACCTGACGGGTTCAGGTTCGATGTTTCCGGGCCAGACGAGGGGCCTCAACTGGTGACTGTTGAGGAGTTCGTGCAAGACCTTGTCGTCACGTTGGGGCTAATGGGGACAGATGCCTGGGGTGACGAAGGGGTCCAGGCGGTACTAGCCAGGGTTATCTCCGAACCGTCCCTGCTGGGGCAGGAGTACCTCTTTGACCTGTTCAATGACACAGAGTTCGCTCAGAACAGGAGCGGATCGCAGGAGGCGTGGGACAAGGCCAGAGGCAACCTGATTGACGGCAAATGGACCGGCACCAGGGGGGACTTGGTCGACAGACTGTTTGACGGGCCGGAGGGTGGCCTGGTCCAGGCGTGGCAGTCCTACAACAGCATGTCTGACGATCTCACCACCCCCGACATCCGGGAAGACCAGGTTTCCCTGGAAGTGCGGAACCGCCTGTATGCCAACGCTGTGGCTATTGCCCAGGGAACCATGACATGGTGGACGGCGATTGAGAGTATCCAGGACTACGCAGGCCAGGCGGAAGGGGACAACGTCTGGAAGCAGCACAACCGGAAGGTCCAACGACTGACCGGCCAGTACGACGTTGACCTAGATGGCAAGGCCTGGGAGATCGAACAGTTTGAGCAACAGTGGGGGATGCACAGTCCCGGTGCTGAAGGCGGCATGCGCCTGGGGGTTATCGACATGGCCAGAGAGGTTCTGTCTAACCGTATGTCGATGGCCGATGTGAAGCAGTCTATTATGGACTCAGCCAACGCACTGTACCCACACAAGCCGTCGCTGGTACCGACCTACCTGTGGGCGGAGCCGTGGGTCAATGCTTACAACGGTCTGATGCCGACATCTGCCGGGCCCACGGATTCGGCTGGGAGTATGTATAACACGATGGTGAACCAGGCCCTGCGGGACAACACGGGTATTGAGGACTTTGAGCAGACCCTGAGGGGGACAGATGATTGGAAGAACTCCAACAAGGGTGTCTCCGGGTACCGGAAAATGTTTGATGTGTTGGGTGATGCGTTCGGCTTCGCCGGGCAGAGAGGGTACGGCAGGTAATGGCTGTTACGCCTGACGGCAGGATTTTCGCTCCGATCTTTGAGGGGCAGACGACTGACGACCCGACAGCGGTGGCGGCTATGGCCGCTGATCCGAACACCAAGTTCCATCCTGAATACATCATGTCTCATGGTGGTGGGTGGAAGGATCCGTTTACTAGTGAGCGGATCGGCGGGGTGCAGGACAGGTTTGGGGTTACGTCCAAGTGGTCTCAGGACCCGGCTCACCAGTTTGAGGGGTTCAACGAGGCGGGTGAGCCGGTCAACCCGGACGGCACTCCCCGGAATCCGATGGTGGTGAATCGAAACATCACCCGAACCATCGGGGATACTTCTGGCTTTGCCGATGTGGCGCAGGGAATGTACGACAAGAATATGGCCAGGGCGGAACAGCAGAACTGGTGGCCTGACCCGTCTATGGCCCCGCAGGAGGACCAGGACCGGTGGCTGGCTGAGGCACGAATGGCAGCCGCATCGCCTAACCAGTCTCTAGGGGATCGGGCCCGTGGTGGCCGTCTGGGTATGAACCCGTGGGAGGTTCTGGCCCAGGTCATTGAGATAGCACTCAGCGATTTCGGCCAGAGTGCCCTGACCGCTCCGATCACTGCGTCGGATGTGGACAGGTGGTCTGATCGTATC